ATTTACGTCCAGAAAGGTATCGGTGGAGTGATTCGCAATCGTCTTCGGGCCATCGGAGTTAATCTCGATGACCAAACGAAGAACCAGCGGCTGGCCGAAGTTGGCAGCTTTGCTGGGCGATTGGCAACTATCGACCTTAGTATGGCTAGTGATTGTATTAGCCGAATTATTGTCGAGAAGTTGATCCGTTCCGACTGGCTAGAGGCACTTGGGCAGTGCCGTAGCCCGTTCGGAGTTCTTCCTTCTGGTGAGAAAACATTTTACCAGAAGTTCTCGTCAATGGGAAACGGGTACACGTTTGAGCTTGAGACGTTGATTTTCTTGTCTCTTGCTTATGCGTATGCCACGCTCCATGATGAGGAGGTGAGTCGTATATCGGTGTATGGGGATGATATCATTGTCCCCAGCACCATGGCGCCCGGTTTCTGTGGCCTCCTTCAAGAGTGCGGTTTCACACCCAACTCAAAGAAGAGCTATTGGACTGGTGCGTTTCGCGAGAGTTGTGGTAAACACTACTATCGCGGGTACGACATCACTCCGTTCTACGTCAAAAAGTACGATGGGAAGCTCCTGTCGCTCTTCAAGATCCATAACCAGATATGGCGGTATCAAAACCGTTGTGTCTGGCTGGGTCCCGAGCGGCGTAAAGAGCTCCTATCGATATGCAGGTGGTTGCGATCTTATGCACCCGCCCGCTGGCGTAGGCCCTCTATAGTGGACGGTCTTGGCGATGGAGGCTTCGTCGGATATTTTGACGAAGTGAACCCCATCTATGGCTATAAGCAAGCCAAGATCGAACATGGTTGGGACGGTTACTGTTTTGACACAGTGCTGGAACAACCAGTCCTTGATGAAGATATTGATCATCATGGACTCCTTGTCAAAGCCGTGGCACGTATCGACCGGAAGAGAAATCCGGCGGTACATGTCATGGGTGCCAAGGGTGAGTTGTTGCTCCTTAAGGACGACGACGCTATCGAGGTATTACCCACAATGGGTAGACGGTATGTAACCGGGAGGATCTTTGTATCAGCCTCCTGGGTACATAGACAGTGCGCCGGCCCTTTCGCGCCTTAATCAGCGTGAGGGCATTTTGGTCTAAGTAGACCTGGGTGTCACGAGCCTTGCTCGTGTCTGAT